TGCTACGGGTTAGCGCCGTAGTGAAGAGTTCCTTTGTTTTGGACATATCTGGTACTACACTGCTTAATGTGAGCCACTTTGCACCTAAATTTGTGTTATATTACGCACCAACCCGATTACTTATTGGTGCATATGCTGTCCGTAGAACCTACTGCCGATCATCCGTTGCCTTTTGATCTGTCCGATGAGGAACCAAAAACTCATAAGGACGGCGTAGCTATTGCTGTTAATACAGTAGATTTACTTGAAGAACTCGGCGCCAGTATTGACTATACAGATACTGATCTACATGCAGCCAAAGATTTAATTACAGGCGAGAAGAAACCGCAGGCACCTAAGACTATTAGCGTATCGGCACAAGCTAAGGCGGCGCAAGTACTCATAAAAGAATTTGACTTCCAAGCGTTTGCCGATGTGCACCAAGCACGCAATTTCATAACAAATAAGTTAGTATCCTTAGCCGACTGCGGGGATACAAGGATAGAAATTAAAGCCCTAGAGCTACTAGGCAAGCACTCAGATATAGGACTATTCACTGAACGCAGTGAAATTACGGTCAAGCACACAACATCCGAAGCATTAGAGAAGTCAATTAGAGACCGAGTCAAGCGTTTACTTAATGCGGACGTGACTGATGTTACGCCAATTGACGACCTTGATGCCCAGTTAGGTACTCCAAATACAGAAACAGCGACACAAGATGCTCAACCTCAAGGAGATTGAAGCCGCCATAACGTCTGGCAAGATGTCCGAAGCTGACCTTCGGGTACTGGAGGCGTCGCTAATTAAACTAGAACAGCTCAAAGAAAAAGAGTTAGCCCAGGAAAAGTTTATTAAGTTTGTAAATCGGTGTTGGCCTACGTTTATTAGTGGTGCCCACCACAAAAGAATGGCTGATGCGTTTGAAAGGGTAGCAAATGGAACGTGTAAAAGACTTATTATTAACATGCCTCCTCGACATACTAAGTCCGAGTTCGCTTCTTACCTGCTCCCTGCTTGGTTTTTGGGTAGATTCCCCCATAAAAAAGTTATCCAAGTGGCCCACACCAGTGAGTTATCCACTGGATTCGGTAGAAAAGTTAGGAACCTTGTAGACTCAGAGGTGTACAAAGAGATTTTCCCAGCGCTAAACCTAAGAGCAGACTCAAAAGCGGCAGGGCGGTGGAACACCAGCGAAGGCGGTGACTATTTTGCTATTGGTGTGGGCGGTGCAGTGACCGGTAAAGGTGCTGACCTATTAATAATAGATGACCCACACAGCGAACAAGAAGCGACGATGGCTGCTTCGAACCCCGAAATTTTCGATAAAGTTTACGAATACTATACATCTGGACCTCGTCAACGTTTGCAACCGGGTGGTGCGATTATTATAGTGATGACCAGGTGGTCAGCAAGAGATTTAACTGGGCAGGTCCTTAAAGCCGCTGCAATGGGTGCAGATGACTGGGAAGTGATCGAATTTCCTGCTATTTTACCCTCTGGAAAGCCACTTTGGCCCGAGTTTTGGCCTTTAGAACAGTTAGAAGCGCTAAAAAAGACCATTCCAAACGCTAAATTTCAAGCTCAATATCAACAAAATCCCATAGGAAATGAGTCCGCAATCGTCAAAAGAGACTGGTGGAAATGGTGGGAAGAGTCTGATCCACCCGATTGTGAGTATATTTTGCAGACATGGGACACTGCTTTTGAGAAAAATAACCGCGCTGACTACTCTGCTGGTACAACTTGGGGTATCTTTAATCATAGAGGCGACTACAATCAGCCTAATATTATCTTGCTGAACACGTATAAAAAGCGTGTTGAGTACCCGGAGTTGAAAAGGGATGTGCTCAATGAATACAAAAACTTTGACCCCGACGGAGTCCTTATCGAGAAAAAAGCCAGCGGTGCTCCGCTTATCTACGATCTGCGGGCAATGGGAATCCCTGTGCAAGACTATACACCATCCAAAGGGCAAGATAAAATTGCTAGACTTAACGCCGTCTCAGATATTATTGCGTCGGGGAAAGTTTGGGTGCCAAGGACAAGATGGGCAGAAGAATTAGTGGACGAGATTGCGGCATTTCCATCAGGCGACCACGATGACTTGGTGGATGCAACTACGCTTGCCTTAATGCGTTTTAGACAGGGCGGGTTCCTTCGTCTTCCAATAGACGAGCCCGAGGATATTAAATGGTTCAAAGGCCGCCGCATGAACGAGCGGTATTACACAGTATAAATAAAGGGTAGATCATGGTAATGAGTAGTATTGGCAAAGCCGCATATCAAGCGCCTCAAGGAATTGGCAGTATCAATAACGATGCAGAGCCAGAGTTAGAGATTGAGATCGAAGACCCTGAAGGGGTGAAGATACACCAAGGGAACTTTGAACTTGAGTTAACCCGCAAAGAAAGTAAGAGCGAAGATTTTAATGCTAACTTAGCCGACGAAATTGATGAGGGTATCCTATCCACACTGGCAGGAGACTTGATTGAAGATTTTGATAAGGATATGCAAGACCGCCGTGAGTGGATACAGACATATGTAGAAGGGTTAAAGCTATTAGGTCTGAAGTACGAAGAGCGTACGGAGCCTTGGCAGGGAGCTTGCGGAGTATTTCACCCAATGCTAACCGAGTCAGTTGTGCGTTTCCAGTCAGAAGCCATGATGGAGACTTTCCCAGCGATGGGTCCAGTCAAAACAAAACTGATTGGCGAAGAGAATTTAGATACTGAAGAAGCAGCGCTCAGAGTTCAGGATGACATGAACTACGAGTTGACCGAGGTGATGGTTGAATACCGACTCGAACATGAAAAGATGTTATGGTCATTGCCCCTTGCAGGTTCTGCGTTTAAGAAAGTTTACGAAGATGATATTAAAGGCCGCCAAGTTGCGATGTTCTGCCCAGCAGAAGATATCGTTGTACCGTACGGAGCGTCAAGCCTAGAGGATGCCGAGCGCATCACACACGTTACTAGAAAGACTGAGAACGACGTTAGGAAACTAATGGAGTCTGGGTTCTACAGTGATGTGGAGTTGGGCGAGCCTAGCAACGAGCTGGATGATATTGAGAAACAGAAAGCGGAAGAGCAAGGCGTTATTGCTACCTCTGATGATAGATACCGCATACTTGAGATGCACGTTGACTTAGACCTGCATGGGTTTGAGCATAAAAATAAGAAAGGCGAGAACACTAAAATTGCTCTGCCTTATGTTGTGACAATTGAGAAAGGTTCCAAAAAGATCCTATCTATACGTAGGAATTGGCATGAAGACGATAAGCTCCATATTAAAAGACAGCATTTTGTTCATTATCAATATATTCCTGGTTTCGGTTTTTATGGTTATGGTCTTATTCATCTTATTGGTGGATATGCGAAGTCCGCGACGATGATTATGCGCCAGCTGGTGGATGCGGGCACGTTGTCCAATCTGCCAGGTGGTTTGAAAGCTAGGGGCTTGCGTGTTAAGGGCGACGATACACCGATCTCCCCCGGAGAGTTTAGAGACGTAGACGTACCGAGTGGTTCTATTAGGGACAACATTCTCCCGCTCCCCTACAAGGAACCAAGCCAAGTTTTGTTTACTCTGTTCCAAAATATCGTTCAAGAAGGCCGTGCGTTTGCATCCTCTGGTGATATTAAGGTCAGCGACATGTCCAGCCAAGCTCCAGTTGGAACCACATTAGCTATACTAGAGCGTACCCTTAAAGTGATGACGGCAGTTCAGTCACGCTTGCACTTTGCGATGAAGCAAGAGTTCAAGTTACTTAAGAATATCATTGCCGACAACGCACCAGAGAGTTATGACTATGTACCAGAGTACGGGCAGAAAACAGCTAAGAAATCAGATTACCACCTGGTTGATATCATCCCTGTCAGTGATCCTAACGCTGCGACAATGGCGCAAAAAATCACGCAGTATCAAGCTGTTCTTCAGCTAGCCCAGTCCGCTCCCAACTTATACAACTTACCACTCTTGCATCGCCAGATGATCGAGGTGCTTGGTGTAAAGAACGCCAATAAGTTAGTACCGACAGAGGACGATGAGATACCGACAGATCCGATACAAGAGAACCAGGACTTGCTAAACATGAAGCCAACTAAGGCGTTCATGGAGCAGAACCACCAGGCTCATATTACGGTGCACATGGCGATGATGCAGGACCCGCACATGCAGCAGTTGTTACAAAATAACCCACAAGCACCACAGATACAAGCAGCCGTCATGGCTCACGTTAATCAGCACTTAGGGTTTGAGTACCGCAGGCAGATCGAACAGAAGATTGGCGCAACACTGCCTAATAAGAGCAAAGAGGGCGACTATCCCAAGATTGATCCGCAGATCGCAGACGAGATTGCTCAGTATGCAGCCCAGGCCGCACAGCAGCTTACCCAGCAGAATCAACAGCAGGCCCAACAACAAGCCGCGCAACAACAGCAGCAAGATCCGATTGTTCAGATGCAGCAGCAAGAACTACAGATCAAACAGCAAGAGCTTCAGCTCAAAGCCCAGAAACAGCAGTCTGATACAGCCGAGAAGCAAGCCCGGTTGCAGATTGAACAAGCTCGTATTGAGGCTCAGAAGGAGATCGCAGCTATGCAGGTAGCAGCTACGGCAGCTGCCGCACGCGATAAAGCGGCTAAAGACCATGAGTTTAACCGCGCCAAACTTTTATCTAGCAACCAGCTAGAAGGTATGAAAGTAGGCGTAGATATGCAGAAACACAAGCATTCAATGAGTGTACAAAAGCACAATATTGATAGACAGTCTGATGCCAAAAATAATCAACTCAGACACTCCGCTCAGCAAGCCCAACAGCAAGCTGACGCTGCAAACATAGCTAAACCAACTGAGAAAACTGAATGAAAGAACAACAAACATTCTCTTACCACCTCCACTTAGAACGCCAAAAACAGGTTGACTTTGTGGTTGGGGGAAGATGCGCTGACTTCGCCGAGTATCGGCATATCTGTGGGATTATCCGGGGTCTTGAACTCGCAGATCAAATCGTAGACGACCTCGTGCAAAAACTGGAGAAAGATGATGACTTTTGATATTAACGCTGTAGACCTCTCAGGTATTCTGAATAAGAAGGCCGAAGATAAAGCTACTCAGCTGCCTGACCCTAAAACATTTCACCTATTGTGCGTAGTTCCAGAAGCAATGGAAAAATACCAAGACAGTGAAGTAGGAATTGTTAAGTCTAGCCAAGCTATGCACTTTGAAGAAGTACTGACCCCAGTATTATTCGTAGTAAAAGTAGGACCTGACGCATACAAAGATGAGAAGAGATTCCCCTCTGGACCATCTTGCGCTGAAGGTGATTTCATTATTTGCCGACCAAATTCAGGTACCCGTCTGAAGATTCATGGTCGTGAGTTCCGCATTATCAACGACGATTCCGTTGAAGCGGTTGTACAAGACCCACGCGGTATTACCCGCGCTGCTTAAGGAAAAAACATGGCAACACAATTTGAAGAGTTTGAGTTCCCCGACGAGATCGAATCAAAAAAGACTAAGGCTGCTCCCGCTGAAGAAAAATTTGAGATCGAAATTGAAGACGATACCCCTGTCGAGGACAGAGGCCGTAAACCAATGGCTAAGCCACCCGAGGACCCAACTGAGGATGAGCTAAATAGCTACGATGAAAAAGTTCAAGCTAGGATTAAGAAGTTTACTCGTGGCTACCACGACGAACGTAGAGCTAAGGAAGAAGCGCTTCGTGAACGCCAAGCTGCTGAAGCCTACGCAAAACAAATCCTAGAAGAAAACAAGCGTCTCCAACAACAACTTGCTACAGGTTCAAAAGCATTCATTGAAACTTCCAAGTTTGCTGCAGAAGCTCAGTTAATGGCGGCTAAGGAAAAGTTTACCAAAGCGTATGAGGCAGGAGATGCACAGGCGCAAGCCGAGGCTCAAGCCGCTATTGCAGAGGCAACAATCCGTGCCAGCAGAATATCTGACATGAGACCTGTGGAGGTCGAGGAACGTGAATTCAAACCAGCACCCGTTCAACAACCCGATCAACCAAGGCTACACCCACGTACTCAGCAGTGGGTAGACGCTAATAATGATTGGTACGGGGTTGATGAAGAAATGACCGCATCTGCTGTGGGGCTTGACAAGAAGCTCCAAAGAGAGTATGGTACAGACTTCGTGGGTACTGAAAAGTATTTCCAGCTCATTGATAAGACAATGAGAAAAAGATTTCCTGAACACTTTGAAAGTGAACAGAGCCATATTACCGATGAAGAAGAGTATGAACCTCCTACCCGTCGTGCCACAAAACCCGCGTCTGTAGTAGCTCCCGCTTCTCGCAGCACGCCGCCCGGTCGTGTTAAGTTAAAAGCATCCGAAGCCGAGATCGCTCGTAGACTTGGGGTGCCGATTGAACAATACGCAAAACAGGTTGCTTTACTTAGAAAAGGTGCTTAATCATGTCAGAATCAAAACAATCCCGCTTAGATCGTGAACTAGATAGTCGTGAATCAACGTTTAAACGTGCAGAGTCTTGGAGACCCCCAGACCTCCTGCCAACGCCAAACCCTAGGCCGGGGTGGAATCACAGATATGTTCGCACTAGCACTTTGAATGAGGCTGACGCGAGAAACATTTCTTCTAAACTGCGTGAAGGATATGAGCCCTGCAAGGCAGAGGATTATCCTGAGTTAATGATGCACGCATCTACTGATGGTCGCTTTAAAGGCAACATTGAGGTAGGTGGATTGTTGTTATGCCGTATTCCAACTGAGTTTGAACAACAACGCGACGCGTATTACGCCAAGCAGAATCAAGCCCAAATGGAGTCCGTGGATAACAGTTTTATGCGCCAAAGTGACCCTCGTATGCCTTTGTTCGCAGAGCGCAAATCGAATGTTACGTTTGGTAAAGGTTCCTAATATTTTTGGAGATTTATAAATGGCATATCCTATCGTTCCCGCAGCATACGGTCTAAAACCCGTAAGCTTAGCTGGTGGTAGAGTGTATTCTGGTTCTACCAGACTCATTCCTATCGCTTCCAACTACGGATACAACATGTTTGACGGTGACGTTGTCACTGCAAGCGGTGGTTCCTTAGTCGTTACAACTCTTGGCGCAGCATCGTCCCCTGTTGCCGGTACTATTGGTGTTTTTGTTGGCGCTCAATACGTCAACTCAATGAGCCAAACAGTCCGCGCACAGTTCTATGCAGCTAACACAATCACTAACACTCTTTACGGACCTAACAGTCTGCAAGGTTATGTTGTGGATGATCCTTATGCTGTATTCCAAGCTGCTGTGCTCACACAAGGTACATCTTCTGTATCTAACACACCTGGCGCTACCATCGGTTATGTAAACCCATCTTTCATTGGGTCTAACATGTACTTGGTAACAAACGGTTCTAACGGTGGTTCTGCTTCTGGTAATACTACAACTGGCGACTCAGCAATGGGCTTGACCGGTGGTGTTGTTACTTCTGGTACACAAGGTAATACTCGTGTTACTTCTAGCGCACCTTTCCGTGTTGTTAACGTAGTGCCTGATACAGCCGTTACTGTTACTGCAGTTGGTTCTACATCTGGTTCAAGCACAACTCTTACTTTGACTGCCGCTAATACAGCGATCAGCCCCGGTATGCAGTTGATTATCCCAGGCGTGACTGGCGCTCTCGCAAGTAACTTCTTAACTGTAACCAATGTTAGCAGCACCACTGTTACTTTGTCCGCAGCTATTACTGTTGCAAGCGGTACAGCACTTTCATTCATCGGTTATCCTGAAGTTCAGGTACAGTGGAACTTCGGTTACCACGGGTACTTAAACGCCACAGCAGCTTAATTAAGGAGCACATAAATGGCTATTTCACGCGCACAACTACTTAAAGAACTGCTCCCCGGATTAAATGCTTTGTTCGGTTTAGAGTATGCACGCTACGGCGAAGAGCACAAAGAAATCTACGAAACAGAGACTTCTGAGCGTTCATTCGAAGAAGAAACCAAACTTTCTGGTTTCTCCGCAGCTCCAGTAAAGAACGAGGGCTCTGCCATTGCTTATGACAATGCGCAAGAAGCCTGGACAACTCGCTATAACCACGAAACCATTGCTTTGGGTTTCTCAATCACTGAAGAAGCGATTGAAGATAACTTGTACGACAGCTTGTCTGCTCGTTACACCAAAGGTTTGGCTCGTGCTATGGCTTACACCAAGCAAGTTAAAGCTGCCGCTGTTTTAAACAACGGTTTTAACAACGCCTACACAGGCGGCGACGGTGTTGCATTGTTCAGCTCAGCTCACCCACTCGTTAACGGTGGTACAAACGCCAACGCTCCATCTACCCCTGCAGACTTGAATGAGACTTCTTTAGAGAACGCCGTTATTCAGATCGCTGCTTGGACAGACGAGCGTGGCCTCTTGATCGCTGCTAAACCTAAAAAACTCATCGTGCCTCCAGCATTGATGTTCGTTGCTACTCGTCTTTTAGAGACAGAGTTGCGCGTTGGTACAAACAACAACGACATTAACGCATTGAAGAACAACGGTGCAGTTCCTGAAGGTTTCACAGTTAACCACTTCTTGACCGCAACAAACGCATGGTTCCTGACAACAGACGTGCCAAACGGACTTAAACACTTCGTTCGTACACCTCTGCAAAACTCAATGGATGGTGACTTCGATACCGGCAATGTAAGATACAAGGCTCGTGAGCGCTACTCCTTTGGTTGGTCAGATCCACTAGGAGTCTACGGAACTTACTAATTTAGTATTAGTTTTTAACGTAACTAGGGCCCTTCGGGGCCCTTTTTTATGGTGTTGGGGGTAACTAAGTAATTCTTCGTATCGTAATTAAATTCTGAAAACTTAGAAAATAATAACAAATTCTCCGTCCATTATGGTATAGTTGAGATTCTTAATAAGGAGTCAACTATGTTTTATGTTTATGTGTACAAAGATCCCCGCCCAACTAAAAACATGCAGCCTGTGTATGTAGGTAAGGGAACAGGGGATCGAGATTTATCTCATTGGTCTAGGGGTTCCCACAATAAGCCATTACAGGACTTTTTAGCTCACCTACGAAAAATAGGGATGACCTATATTTGTGAGCGTGTTTTTAAAACAGAAAATGAAAAAGAAGCTTTTGATAAAGAGGTAGATCTAATTAAGCTTTATGGGCGTAGAGACATAAAGACCGGGTGCTTATTTAATCGCACTGATGGCGGTGACGGTGCAAGTGGAGCAGTTCGTACAGATGAAGAAAAGCTAGTCAATCATAACCATAGCTTACGCAATTGGCAGAAACCAGAATACCGCGCTAAAGTAATCGCTGGACAAATTAAAGCGCAGAACACACCACAAGCCCTTGAAACCAAGTCAGTTAACTCTAAAAAACTTTGGGCAGCCCAAGGTGACACCTTAGCTAAAAGCATCAAGGAAGCGCGTAATACGGAGGAGTCTAAGGCTAAAACTAGCGCACAAGCAAAAGCACAGTGGTCTGACCCAGAATATGCGGCTAAACAAACGGCTAACAATAAAGAGATTGCTAACCGAGAAGAAGTCAAAGCTGCTAAGAAAGCCGCAGCTAAAGCGTTATGGGCAGATCCTGTTTGGAAAGCAAAAATGATGGAAGCAAGAAAGAAAAAGTCCAATAAACTTCTTGACTCCCCCCAAAAATAGTGTATATTCCAACTATCTGGGATTTTTCGCCTTGTTGCCAGCCCGCCCAGGGGTCACGATGCAACGATTAACAAGGTAACTTTTGCATAAGGACTCACTGTCATGGCACGCACCACATTCTCTGGCCCAATCCTATCGG